GCTCGGGATCGCCGAGCCACCGGCCGGTGCGCAGGAGATGAAGGGCGACGAATTGAGGCTGGCGGCCCACGGTGGAAGCCACTTCGGCTCGCACGTTGGACCGTTGGTCGCGCTGCTCAGCACGGCGACGACGACGAATTGCCTCCATCGTCTTGAAAAGAAGGGTGTTATAGGCCTCGTCCCGGGCATCGCTGATATTCGCGGCGTAGGCATTGAACTCCTCCTCCGTCATGCCGGCTTCCTCGGCCGAGTTGAACAGCGGCTTGGCGTTCTGCATCCGAGCCTGAGCGTCGATCTCTTCCTGCGTCGCCAGCAACCGGGCCATGACCTCGCGGATTTCCGGCGTGATCGGCGAATTGAGGTTCTCGACCACCTGATAGATGCGCGTCAGCCATGCGCGGAACAGGTTGAAGACGCGGTTGAGGGTGGAGACCGGAGCCTTGCCCTCCATGACGTAGCGCTCGCCGCCCCGAGCCCACAGCTCGTGGGCCGGTGTCGGGATCGCCCCGGTGTCGCTGACGACGTGGCCGTTCTCGGCGAACCACGCCTTGGTCGTTTCCCAGTCGTCCTTGACCTGCTGCGGGCTGTCGGGATCGAGCGCGTCGGCGCGAAGCTCCTCCAGCCAGACGTGGCTCAGCTCGTGGATCAGCGTCGAAAAGTCGGCCTGAGCGAACAGGCGGATCACCTTGTCGCCGTTGTTCATCAGGCTGACGCTGCCGCGCTCCTGCTGGAACAGCGGCTGGCCCTTCAGTACCGCCTCGCGCATCTGGTCGGTGACGTCGAAGCCGGGGTGCGGACTGCCGGCGCGGATGCGCGCAACCTCTGCATCTGCCTGATTAGCTACTTCATATATAAGACCAGCGCGGCGCTCGTCGCCAAGCTGAACGTATTCATCACCCTCGCTACGGTCACGCTGCGCTTGAGCCTGCAATCGCTCGATCTCCGATTGGTCATTGCGGCCCGTCATCACGTTCACAGGCCCGACCTTCGCGCCATATTTCTTGATGATGTCGTTGGTGATGTTGACCAAGTTGCGGTCGTAGAAGGCTTTCATGCCCTCGCCGCCGACGCGGAGGTCGTCGCCTTCAAAAACAACTTCTTCAGCGCTGGTTGCCTGATTGACAATACGCCCGCCGAGATCACCGCCGAAAGCGCCACGCACTTCCTCTTCTGTCATGGCGAGGATTTGCGGACGCCCTTCAGTGATCGAGCCAAGGTCGATCATTTCCCCGCCGCCAGCTTGCTGCACCCGGTCGGCGGTGCTGTCGGCGGTGAAGTAGAGATTGATGCGTCCATCGTCGCGGCGCGAGACACCCATAGTCGGAATGACGAGTGACAAATTATACCGCTCGGCCTGCTCTTCGCCCGTCGTCCACGCCACCCGGTCGTAGCCGTTTTCGGCGGCGTAACGGATCAGGCGCTTCATCACGAGCGCGGGCCAAGAGGATTTGAACGGAGCGTTGGGGATGCCTGCGTTTTCTTTGGCATTGTTGATAGCCTGCACAGCTTCATGCGTGCGTAAAAGCGTCCGCTGAAAAGTGTCAAGAATTTCTTTACCGTTAGGAGAATAGGTTTCGCCTAATTGCTCGATTAAATTGCGGGCGCGCTGCTCTCGCTGGAAAGAAAGTAGCGGTCCAATCGGCGAATGTTCGGCTGTGGGCGAGCCTAGATTTTCCACACGATCTGGTTCTTTTATTAGTGCTAATTCACGAATGCGATCAGCTTCCGCGTATAACTGGTTTCGAGCTACCAATTCTGCTGCATCAGCAGCAGAAGCCGCAGCTTCCAGTTCGGCTAATCGCTCCGCAGATACTGGTGTTTGATACCCCTGATCGCGCCCCTTCTGGTGCCAGTCGCTCTGGATTTCCTCGACGAACAGCACGCGCTTGCCGTCCGCGTCGGTCTTGTCCATGAACCGCGTGTGGGCGACGACGGCCTCGACGTCCCAGTGGGTCGACGGCGCGCGCTTGGGATTGCCGCGGGTGCCAACCGGCAGGGTCAGCAGCAGCTCGCGATAGGTCTCGTTGCTGGGATCGGATGACCATGACGAGAATTGGGTCACTGAGATGGCATCCATTTCCTCGAAACGAATATTAGGATCGTCCATCCAAGCCGCTTCGGCTTGTTCATAGGTCCAATCCATATCCACCATCAGCCGACGAATACCTGCTTCCATGGCGGCTTTTCTGTCACCACCCAGCATCACCTCGTCGAGCTGGATGCCGCCATTCTCCAGCAGCTCGATCAGCTGGTCGCGCGTCACCAGACCCTCGGTGCTTTCCAGCAATTCGAACAGGCCGGACCACTCCAGCTCCTCCTGCTTCACACCCGGGGTCTTGCGCAGCGTCGCCAGCCACTGCTGGCCCGTCGCCTTGGCCTGCTTGCTGTCGCGCACCGCGCGCTCCAGCGCCGAGTAGAAGACGTCTTCCTGAGACTGGAACAGCACCCGGCCGCCGCCGCTCATCGCCTTCAGCTGCTCGTAGTTCTTCCAGCTGATCGGCAGCGCCTGACGGATGTTCAAGGGCGTGTCGCCGGTCTCCAGCTGCGACGATCGCGAGCGGTTGGGCAGCACGTCGAGGATGTCGATCGGCTCCTTGACGAACAGGGTCTTGCCATCCTTGTCCATCAGCTGGACCACCACCGGCATCCGGCCGACGCCGGCCTTCTTCATCATCGTCGCGCGGTGACGCCCGTCGTGGCCGCGAACCATCGGCCCGCTGCGATCACCGCCCGGGGTCATCGCGATTGTCACGACGGGCGGCCCGGCAGCGCGCAGCTTCTCGATGTCGAGCGGGCCGTATTCGACCATCTGGTCCACCCGCTCTTCGATCAGCTTGCGTCCCTTTTCGCTGGCCAAGGCTCCGAGATATTCATCGGGCGTCATCATCACCGCGACCGTGCTCGACGATCCGTCATCGAGCCCGTACCGATCGATCAGCCCGCTCAGCCGCTCAGGGGTCCAGCCGGCCTCGGGCAGCACGTCCTGATAGAGCGGCTGCTCCTGACCCGAGCCCTCCTCGCTGACCCATAGCGGCAACAGCCCGATCTTCTGCGGCGCATACTCAGTCTCGGCGCCGGACGCGGTGCGGTTCTGCTCGCCGAACGGACCATAGTTGACCCAGCTGTTCTGACCGCGGGTCTCGGTGGTCATCGCCCGGCGAGCAAGCGGCGAGTACATCGCGCTGTGGACCCGCCACGCATTCTCCTCGCCGTCAGCGCGGAAGCCGACACCCTCCTTGATGTGGCCGAAGACGTCGTGGACTACGCGGAAGAGGTCGTTCGCCCGTACCGGCTTCCCAGAAATCTTGATACCCGGTACGATCTCAAGGAGGGGGTTTCCGGTAATGTCGACGTCGCTACTGGCAGGGCCGCCGAAGCCGTCAGCGGTCGGGAAGACCCAGAGGTGGTTGTTCTCGACGACGTCGAGGATGGCGTTGCGGGGATTTCCATAAGGGTCTTCACCTTCGATGAACTCGACCACGAGACCGGTGTCGCGGATCAGTTGCCGGTACTGGGCAACCGTCTCGTCGATCATCGCCCGGTAGGCGCGCTTGACCTCGGGGTCTTCTGGGTTGTGAGGCATTGCCTCGAACGCCTCGGCAATGCGCGTCGCACGCTCGACGTCGACCTGCGCATAGTCCATCGGCGGATTGTAGGGCAAGCCGTTCCTGAGCATGTAGCGCCGCGCGCTCTCGCGGATCGGCGCATGCGGGCCGAACTGGCGCACGACGCCATCGACGCGGATGTTGCGCGGCAGGCCTTCAAGCGGGGTGTTGTCGTAGGTCTCGAACAGGTCGAGCTGGGCGGTTACCTTGCGCTTGCGCCTTTGCGAGACGCGCTCTTCGATCCGCTCGCCGGTTTCGCCGAGGTGGGCGAGGAAGACGGCAGGATCAACGCCAGCACCTTCTGGTGCCGCGACAGACCCCTCTGGAGCTGGTGCTCCAGCAGTTTCTCCACGGTCGATTTCAAGTTGGGCTGCTGCTTCGGCATATCCGCCTTCCTCCAGAATGCGCCGATAGATACCACGCTGGAACAGCAGCGCAAAGTCCGGCGTCTCGGCGATGTCGGCGTGGGTGATCCCGCCCGCCTGAAGCAGCTCGTCGACGGTCTTCGAGCCAGCCGCGTCGCGCGCCTCGCTGACGACCTTGGTGAACGACCAGACCGCTTCCTGCACGTTCGACGGGGTCCATAGCTCGCCCGTCCGCTTGGTCAGGATGTCGGCCGCGCGGCGCACCAGCGCGTTGAACGCCCGGTAGCCGAGCCCCTTGCCGAGCACCGTATCCCCGTCGACCGTCCGCGGGGTGCCCTTGAACAGGGTCTGCTCCTGCAGCGCCCAGTTGGCCATCCACGCATCGTTGGTGACCTCGTCGACCACGCCGACGAGATTGAGCATGAAGCTGTTGACCTTGGGTCCGCTGAGCTTGATGTCGGCCGGGTTGTCGGCGCTGAGCGATCGATAGGTGTTGTTGACCCACGCTTCCAGCACCGACGCTTCGCCGCGGCGCCCCGGCACGCTCTCGCCCATGATCTTGCGGATCGTCTTGAGATCGGTCGGGCGCCCGGCGCTGTCCCAGTTCATCCAGATGTTGAGCGCAGCGATCGTGTTGTTCTCGACGCTGGTCTGGGGGCTGGTCGCAGCCAGCAGCGCCGCGAACCGCGGGGCGTCCTCCATTCCGAACACGTCGAGGATCGCCTGCGCCGAACGCTCGTACCAGCCTTTCTTGGCGCGGCCGGCGAAGGCGACGCTGGCCATTTCCTCGGCGCTGGGGAAGCTCTCGACCATGTCGACGATCTTTTGCGCCGACGACTTCTTGAGGTTGGCCAGCTCCTCGCCGTCGAGATACGGCGCGATCTGGCCGAAGCCCGGGACGTGGTTCTCAAGGTCGACCGCCGACTGGAACAGCTCGCGCCGCACCGCCAGCCCGCCACCCTCGGGCACGGTGAAGTCGATGTTGCCGATCGTGCGCTGCCCCTTGGTCTCGACACCCTCGCCGGCCAATACCCGCGCCGTGATCTCGTCGCCGAGCGTCTCGCGCAGGTTACGGATCGACATGGCGTCGCCCAGCTCGAACTGCTCGTCCTTGGTCGACAGGGTGACCTTGTAGCCCTCCTCGGCGACCGTGTAATTGACATCGCCGATGATCAGCGGCTGGGCCAGCTGTCGGCCGCGCTGGCGCCCGCTGGCGTCCTGCCCGAGGAAGCTGACCTTGGCCGCCTCCCATGCTTGCATCGGGGTCTGGCCGCGCTGCGATCCGCGCAGCGCGTAGCGATGCGCCGCGATCTCGGCGACCGCGTCGGCATTGCTCGACTGGACCCGGCCCGTTGCAAGAATTGCATTTTTGATTTCTTCCTTGACCTCGGCGATCGCGGCCTTCTCGATGCCTTGCGCCTCGGCCTGCTCGGCCATCGCCTTCCCCTCGGCTTCGAGCGACTGGAACAGCTCCTGAGATTTCTCCTGCGCCTCGCGCTGGCTGAACCCGCCCGGGGTTATCCGCGCGTCGTCACGAAGCGCCTGCCACGCCGGAGTGCCCGCCAGATAGGTTGCAGCATCAGCGACCGGAATAACCACATCGCCTTGGGTCGCTTGTGCCTCCGCGATCTGTTCCGAGAACCGGTCGAGTGATCCGTCATAAGCCTCCGACTGCATGTAGGTTGCGACTGCCTCGGCCGGCACGAAGATGTTCCTGACCGGGGTGTTCTCGGCATGGCGCTCGACGAAGTCGCGGAAGCTCGTCGGGTCTTCGGCCCTGAGCTTCGAGCCCTCGGCATTGGCCATGATCCCGTCGAGGAACTGGGCGCCGGCCAGCGCCACGCCAATATCTTCTTGATCGCGCTGCTGCGGGCGCAGGCGGTTGACCGCGGCGACCCCGGCCGTCAGCGCACCGGTCATCATCGCCGTGCTGACCGCGGTGTCGAGCAGGTCTTTGGGCAGGTTCTGGAGATAGGCCTCGGTGCCGATGCCGCCAGTGATGACCGCGTCGACATAATTCTGGGTGGCGGTCGTCGCCATTTCCGACGTGATTTCCTTGGCCTGCGCCTTGAGCGCGCCGGACAGGAAGCGCTTGGCTCCTTCCTTGCCAAAGCGATCGAACACGCCGCCGAGACCGGTCAGTCCGCCGATCCGCTCGAACGCGACCTCGGCGCCACCAGTCACGCCAGCACCGATCAGCGCCTCGTTGGCCGACGCGCCGCGTTCGCGGAAACGGCCATAAGCCTCACCCCCGGTGCCAAGCCCGAATGCCATGTACGGCCGACCGGTCAGCACCGCGGTGCCGAGCAGGGTCAGGCTCTGGGTCGCGTGATAGGCCTGCCCGCCGAGATAGGACATCCCTTCGGTCGGAGCTGCAGCCTCTTCCGAGTAGCGTTCGATGTTCTTGCTGAGTTTGGCGTAATAATCGGTGCTGCGATAGAGATCGCCGAGCCCGACCATGTCGGCGAGGAAGCCCTCGGCGCCTCGCGAGAAGGACGCGATCGACTGCTCTTGCGTACGGATCAGGCCAGTGCCGATCCCGATCTCCTCGGCGCCGAGTGTCTGCTTGAACTGTTCGGGGTTGCGTCGACGGCGCTCCAGCTGCTTCTCGAACGGCTCGATCGGCTGCTCGATCCCCAACGACGACAGGACCGTGCTGCCGCGCAGACGGCGCATGTAGTTCTGCCCGAGCGGATCGGGATGCTCGCCCTGCCCCAGCGCCTTGCTCAGCTCGGCCAACGACGGCAGGTCGTCCTTGGCTTTGGCCGCGAATGCGGGATCGGCAGCGAACGCGGCCAGCCCCGGTGCATAATCGAACAGCGACTTGGCGGTCTGGTGCTGCTGCTCCTTCTCGAAGCCTTCGAGATCGGCGCTGACGGTCGGGCCGGGCAGTCCGATCTCGACGCCGAGACGGCTGGCCCGACGAGCCAGCACCGGGTCTTGGTCGTCGAGAATATTGCCGAGCCCTTGCCGGGACAAAGTGCGATCGACTGCACCACCCCAGATGTCTTGGGCCATTACTTCGAGCCTTCCAGATATGCCTCAACCACCAGCTTGGGATTAGGCGTAACGCCGCGGCGCTGCAAGCTGCGAGTGATCGCATCGCGCACCGCGATCGGCATCTCGTCATAGACCCGCGTGATGTTGACCCGATCCGGCACGCCCGGGTTCTCGTCGCGCTCGGCGCGGGCCCGGTAGAGCGGCAGCTCACCGACGCCTTCGCGGGTGATGGTCACCACCTGACTGCGGACGATGCCGTCAAGCTCGACATCGTTGAGCGGACGGCCCAGCTCCTTCTGTCGACGATTTATCAGGTTGGTGGTGCGGTCGATCAGGATCGTGCGGCGGCGGCGGTCTTCCTTGATGCCCTTGTCGGCGCGGCCAGCATTGAACCCGGCCTCCGGCGCATAGCGATTGACCGTCGCACGGACCCGGTCGATGTCGGCCGCGAGCACACCATTCTCGTCGCGGCGCATGTCCTGCTGCATGATCGACAGCCGGGTGCGCTCGGCCGCGGTCATGTTCGGATTGGCGCGGAAATCCTGCTGCAGGAACAGGTCGCGCTCGGCCGAGCTGCCACCAGCCATCAGGCGCCAGTCGACATATTCGTCGCCATTGGCCTTGAGCTTGTCGCCTTCCGCGGCCTTCTTGTTGGCCGCGATCAGGTTGGTAACGGTGAGCTTGTCCTGACCGCGCAACAGGCCATAGTCGGTGCCGAGCTGGCTGATGTTAGTGAGCCCGTCGCCGCCATCGAGATTGGCGATCTTCTCCCAGACCCGGTCCTTGAGATCGTCATACTGGGCATTGAACAGCTGCTCGCTGACCCCGGCCCATTCCTTGGCCTTGGCGATCGCCCGATCGTAGCGTTGGCGCGACCAGCCCTCCTTGGAAGCGATCTGGTAGACTGCTTCCATCGCCGAGTTGATCGCGTTCTTGTCGGCGCTGTATCGAGGAAGCTCGCCCTCCTTCCACTTGACCTTGGACGGATCGACTTGACGAGGGCCGCCCGAGCCACTGACCGCGCCCCAGTCAATCGTTTGTGGATCGAGCTTGGGACCGTCCTTGTTCTGCCGCACAGTGAAATGGAGGTGGTTGCCGGTCGAGCGCCCGGTTGAACCGACACTGCCGATCACGGTCGTGCTGTCGACTTCGTCACCGGCCTCCAGCGGCGACCGGCTCTTCATGTGGGCGTAGCCGGTGACCATGCCGTTGTCGTGCTGGATCAACAACGACCAACCCCCGCCATGCTCGGTATCGAGCCATGACCTGATAACCCTGCCGGACATCGGCGGGCGGATCGCGGTGCCTGCCGGTGCGGCGATGTCGAGCGCGTTCTTGCTGCCGCGAGCCCGGTGCTGAGAGGCCGTGTTGGTCACCCGGCCCTTGCCCGAGACGAGATGCTGCGGCAGATCGCGCACCGGCTCGCCCTGAGCGCGCGGCACGGCCGGTGTCGGCGCGCTGCTGTCATCCTCGCCATCGTCCGGCGTGGTCGCGTCGGCATTGCCTCCAGCCGCGGCAATTGCCCGGCCGAAGTCCGCATCGGCCAAGCTGTCATCGAGCAGCGGCTGCAGCGACCGGCGCAACTCCGGCTCATGGATCGGGTCGATCTCGCTGGCATGATCGTCAATCCATTTCTCGGCCAAGAGCGGCTCGTCGGGATTGAGCGTCATGATCGATTTTACCACTGAAACGTGGGCTTTCGATCGAGTTTCTGACCATTCGCGCGCCAGCTGGTCTTCCGCCTTGCCGCGGTTGGCGGCGCGAAACTCGCGCTCGGCGGTGACGATGTTATCCTGCCAGACCTGCGGATCGCTGTGCCCGTCGACCGCCAGCTGAAGCGAGGCCTCGGCGCGAGCGCCGGCAGCGCCGCGCTCAGCGGCATCTGCCTGCTTGATCGAGTGCTCGGTCAGCTGACCCTCGAACGCCGCCATGCGCTGATCGAACGACGTTGCGTAGAGCTGGCCGCGGCGCCCCTTAAGATTGGTCAGCCGGGTCTTCTTGAGCTGATCGGCCGCGAGCCGTGCCTTCTCGGCTGCTTCGGGCGCCTCGGTGCCGACCGCGGTCAATGCTTCGGCCCTGATCCTTGCCAGCTCGATCGCGTCCTCGGCATCGGCCTTCTTCGCCGCGGCGAGATCGTACTTATAGCCGATCTCGTCGACCACGTCGGCGACCTGCCCGATGCTCTGCCCTAGCCCCTGCAGCGCGCGAGCCCTGATCTCGGCGGCATCGAAATTGGCTGGACGCAGCCGCGCGCTGGTGGCCGGAGCTTCGCGAACCGTGTTCTCTGTAAGACGCCGGATAGCCATCAGCGACCTCGCCCGCCGACCGAGGTGTTGAACGAATAGCCCGACGTCGAGCCAAAGCTGCTACTGCCGCCTCCACCTCCTGTGCTGCCGGATGGCGAGAACTTGCCAGCGACCTGCGCTGCGCCGCCGAGGATCGTGCTGGCCGCGCCGATGTAGCCAGCCTGCTTGGCGGCCTTGCCGCGCATCCTCGCGGCCTTGGCGCTGTCGCGCAGGTTGGCCGCCTCGATGTCGAAGCCCTCCATCTCCTTGCGCGTGTTCTCGGCGAGGATTTGGCTGTCCTCCAGCCCGATCAGCATGGTGTCTTCAACCACTGCACCCGGCGTGCCGAAGTTGACGTCGAGCCCGCCAGCGGCAAACTGAGCCCGCTGCTCGCCCATCATCTGGCTGACCCGGCGCCAGTGGTTCAGCTGCTCGCGTTCGCCTCGCTTGCGCGCATCCTCGCGCCCGGCTTCGCTGAGCTTCGCGTTGCGATCGGCAACCTTTGCCTCATACTTCGACTGGGCATTGATTGCCTGACCCTGCTGGATTTGGCCATAAGCGCCGACCGCCGTCGACGCGACAGTGAGGGCGATGCCGATTGTTACTGGATCGCACATTTGCTGAACGGCCTCATGGGTTGACCTCGGATCACCTCGACCGCTCCGACGACGAAGCCGAGGCGGGAAAGCCAGCGGATCGCCTTGTCGTTGTCGGCGTGGACCCAGTTATGCAGGAAAGGATACTGGCTGTGAAGAGCCTCGGTATATTTGCGCCCGAGCCGCACCAGCGTCACTGCATGGCGCCGGGCCTTGTCGGTCATCAGTAGCCACGGCCGGCCGCTGCCTTCTAGCAAAGAGATGGTGTTGGCGCCCATCATCGCCTCGGGCTTGCCGTCGATCATCACGACCCATGCGATCAGCGAGGTCGTCAGCGCAAAGCGCAGTGCTTCCTTCGGGCTGTGTCCGAACACGGCACACTCGACGCGATCGATCTCGGCCATGTTGTGCGCGATGTGGTTGATGTGGCGCGGACGCGCCATGACCACCTCGATCATGGATTGACCCTCATGCCAAGAAACAGCGCGACGATCTGCGCCGGGAACGGCTCGGTCTGCTTGACGATCACCGTCGAGCTGTCATCCCAGTGGCCGGGGATGTTTACGTAATTGTCCTGCAGCGAATAGTCGGCTGTCAGCTGCACGTCGTCGCCATCTTCTGGCTCGATTTGCTGCAGGTCATGGCCGTTGACCCCGACACTGATACCTTTCGTCTGGGTTGTGCGGACCACCACGTCGGTGACCTGTTGACGCTCGACATGCAGGCTTCCTGCCGAGCTGTTGAGCGGCGGCGGCAGGGTCTCGATCGTGCCTTCATAGGTTAGCCCGACCGAAACCTGATAGGACGCGACAGGCACTTCGACCCGACCTTCCTCGACCGTCGCGACCGCCTTGTAACCATCTTCCTCACCCGCGTCGTAGACGATCGTCACCTGCTGCCCTTCGAGGTGCCACAGCCCGGTCACCTCTTCGATGTCGGCATCTTCGGAGATGATCGTGGTCGACATATCGAGATGGCAGCTGTTGGTGATGTCGCCCGGCAGCGCCATGCGCTCAAGGTTGCGCTGTTCGACCCCGCCGATCGTGCGCCGAATGATCGCATAAAGCCGATCAAAGCCTTCTTCGGTGATCGCACAGATGTCCTCGACGAACCCGTCGACCTCCATCCGCGACCAGCCCCAGACCTCGTGATCGATCTCCCATGTCAGGACGATGATCGTACCGTCAGGCCGCAGTGCATAAACACAGGCATGCGGCTCCTCGACATAGACGATCCGGCTGATGCCCTGAGTGAACAGGTGTGGCGCGAAGATCGAGACATTGTCACTCTTGTAGCCGTCGATCTCGAAGGTGAAGCCAAGCGTTCGGATCGTGCGTCCCTTGCCGGTGACGTAGAACATGATGTCATCGACCACCAGCGGCTTGACCCGCGCGGCCCCGCGGCCGGTTTCGCGCGACGTGACGAGCGTGCTAGGTGTGATCGCGGCACCGGCTTCGCCGCCGCCGACCGCCCACAGCCCATCCCCGGTCAGGACGATCAGCTCCTTCAACGACAGGATATGGGTGATCGCGTTGACCCGCTCGGCCACCAGACTGAACTGGATGCTGTCGTCGGCGCGCACCGGGCGGGCCTTGTCCATGTTCTCGAAGTCGGCCGAGCGCGACATGAAGACGCCATTGATGACATTGAGCGTGCCGGCGAAGGTCGCGCG